CATTTACAGCTATTCGCTTTGGCATCCATGATTTATTGTATTCTTTTATTGACAGCATGAAGTAAAGATACTTTATAAAAATAAACAAGTAAAGTAACTTTACTTCATTAAATGAAAATTAATAGTGGTTATTTACCATTTGCTGAATTAGCAACACTCTGAGCAATCTTACAAATAATATTTACAGCCGAGTTAACAGCATCAATATCAGACTGATTGCCAGTACCATTAATTGACATACCGTAAGCTGCAGATGAACAATTAGCCGCAACTTCTGACAGACAAGCTATCGCATTTAGGTCATCGGACAATTGATTCTCATTATCAGAATCTGGGGTTCTAACTAATTCGAAATCATCTAGAAACATAGCGTCCATTTTAATGCCCTCCTTCTGAAACCATCTCCCCGAATCCTTTCGGCAGACTGCCAAGACCGAACTTATGATCATGTTCATCTTGCAATAATTTATAACTGTTTATTTTCAAACTAATTTTTATCATCTTTTTCTCAAGCTGGGATAGCTCATTCGCAAGAAACTGGCACACTTCTGCTACGTTATCGTCTGGCATTTGGACACCATGCTCGCCTGAATGGTCAGCGCTTTGTAAAGCGTATAGAGTCGCTCGAACATACCCCAATGAACA